ATCCATCTTGTAGACGAATTATAAAAAAAAGTAAAAGAAAAAGCAGAAAAAGTAGGAAAATAGATGGTTCATTCACTGTTGATACAACATATATACCTTTCGCAGGACAAAGATGGGTTCCTAAAGCAATAAATTAATTTTTTTAAATATTTTATATTATAAATATGAAAGAAGATACTATTTTTGTTTCTATAGCAAGTTATAGAGATGATGTTTGCAATATGACATTAAAATCACTTTATGAAATGGCTTCTAAACCTGAAAATATATATGTTTGTATATGTCAACAAAATAAAAAAGAAGATTCCGATTGTTATAATAACTTTGATAATAAGAATGTAAGAATAATTAGAATACCTCATTATGAAGCAAAAGGTCCGACATATGCCAGATATTTATGTAGTACTTTATGGAATGGAGAAGAATATTATCTACAAATTGATAGTCATTCTAAATTTGTAAAAGACTGGGATATAAAATGTATTAATATGATAAAAAATTTAAAACAATATACTAAAAAACCAGTATTAAGTCATTATCCAAGAGAAATAAAAGAATATGAAATCTATACTAAGCATGTATTACCAAGAATTTGTAAGGCTTTTTTTAATGAAAAAGGAATGATTTCTTTTATGGGTAGTGAAATTATGGATTCTGAAAATAAGTTTTATAATACACCATTTGTAGCAGGTGGGATGTTCTTTTGTGAGTCCTATTTTTTAAATGAATTACCATATGATCCAAATTTACCATATTTATTTACAGGTGAAGAAATATTACATTCAGTACGTTTTTATACAAATGGATGGGATGTATATACACCTACTGAAAACATTGTATTTCATGAATATATAAGATCAGACAAACCAAAATTCTGGTCTGATGATCCACATTATTCGGATGAAGATGCAATGAATAAAGTAAAATATTATCTTAAACTAAAAAACGGTGATAAATTATCAAAAGAAATGAAGATTAATATTGATAAATATGGTCTCGGGAAAGTTAGATCACTTGAAGATTATTATAAGTTTGCAGGTATAAATATAAAAGAAGGTAGGGTATATAACAATTTTTGTAGAAAAGATAATAAAGCATCAAAACAAGATATTGAAAAAAGTAATGAAAAATCATTAATTGAAAAATTTGTTATTACAAATAAAAATACTATTTTTTCGTTGAATAATAGTTTTTTTTATTTTTTAATTTTTTTTATTTTTATTATGTTATTATAAACATGTCAACACAAACACCAACAACAACGACAATACCGTCGATAGTATCAAATGTTGCAAATGCAGCATTAGATACTACTAGAAATGTTGTAAATACAACAACAACAGCAGTCGATAATATTTCTTCAGGTACTATTAAAGGAATCAGTGAAGTTGCTAAAGGAGCTGATGTTTTAATTACAGAATCTTCTAAAGGTTTAGGTAATGTAATAAGCAGTTCTGGAGAAATTGTAGGGAAAGTAGGAACTAATTTAGGTAAAACAGTTTATGTAATTGGGAATATACCTAAAAATATTTGTTCTACTAATTTCTCAATAAACATTATTATTCTTACTATTTTTGGGTATTACTTGTACACAAAATTAGTAGTTATGAATAAAGAAAATGTTAATATTTTTATTGAAGGATTAATAATGGGTATTGTATTATCTGTATTATTATCGATGTCAATGTCATCATTTAAAAAAATGGATTAAGTTTTTAAAACCTAAAAATGATTTTAAAACTTGTTTTATTTATAAAAAATTAAATATGTCTAAGAAATACGTCAAGAAAGATCAATTATCTCATGTTCTATTGCGTCCAGAAATGTATATTGGAGCTGTTTCATTGAGAATATCCGAAGAATATATTGCAAAGGATTTATCTTATGAAATTGTAAAAAAAGATATAAAAACATCACCTGCTATTCTTCGTATATTCATAGAAATATTATCAAATGCGATTGATAATTATCAGCGTTCAGTAGAAAATAAAATACCATGTTCATATATTAAGATTTATATTAACAAAGAAACAGGTGAAACGAAAGTTGTTAATGATGGTGATTTTATTCCTATAAAAATTGATGAGACTGAAAAAATATACAATCACACTTTGATATTTGGTAATTTATTATCTGGAAGTAATTTTGATGATGAACAAGATAGATATGTATCTGGAAGAAATGGTATTGGTGCAACAGCATGTAACATTTTTTCGAAAAAATTCATTATACAAGCATTAGATCCTGATAATAAAAAAACTTTCGAACAAACATGGACAAATAATATGAGAGATGTATCAGAACCGATAATTGGAAAAGCAAAATCGAGTAAAGCGTTCACGAGTATAACATATTTCCCTGATTTTGAGAGATTTGGTATGAAAGGATATACAGATGATATAATATCTCAGTATATGAAATATATAATAGATACTTCTATTTTAACAAAAGTAAAGGTTTATTTTAATGATAATTTAATTCCGGTAAATAATTTGACATCATATTCTAAATTATTTAATTGTCAAACGGATGAAAGTATATCATTCAAAGGACCAAATTCCGAATGTGTATTAACACCTGCAAAGGAATTTGAAATGGTTACTTTTGTAAATGGTATTTTCACAAAACTTGGTGGAACACATTTAGATGCGTGGTCAGATGTAATTTTCCGTCCGTTATTAGATAAAATTAATAAAAAAGGAAAACCACAATTGAATATCAAAGATATAAAGCAATATTTTAGAATTTTTGTAATTGCGAATGTTGTTAATCCTCAATTTGAAAGTCAAAGTAAATACAAACTAGAAAGTCCTAAGATTGAAGCGTCTGTGAAAACATCAGATATTGCTAAGATTATGAAATGGTCTGTGATAAATGATATTCAAGATATAATTAAATCAAAGGAGATGATTGTATTAAAAAAGTCTGAAAAGAAAAAGAAAGGATACGTTAAAATTGAAGGATTAGATAATGCGAACTATGCAGGGACTAAGAATTCGCATTTATGTAGTTTAATTCTATGTGAGGGATTATCTGCAAAAACATATGCAGTCGCAGGAATTGAAAAAGGAGTTTATGGATATTCTGGGCGTAATTATAACGGTATTCTCGCATTGGGTGGAAAATTACTAAATTGCAGGAACTCAAATCCAAGTATAATTGCTAAAAACAAAGTAATTACAGATTTGATACAAGCAATCGGATTACAACATGGTGTTGATTATACTATTGAAGAAAATTATAAAAATTTACAATATGGACGTGTTATACTACTCACTGACGCAGATTGTTTTACAGATGATACTGCTTTATTAGTTAAGCAAAAAAATAAAATATCCATTGTACAAATTGATTCTTTATTTGACGAAAATATGAATATTGATACACAATTAATCGAAGACACAGAAGTCTGGAGTGATACTAAATGGATTCCAATACAAGCTATAAGAAGAAAAACAACTAATAAAAAAATTTTAACAATAAATACGTATTCTGGTTTAGTTAGATGTACCGAAGATCATACATTATTGTTAGAAAATGGTAAGGAAATTAAAGCAAAAGATATAAAAATAGGTGATAGATTGTTGAGAAATAGACGTTTAAATGATGTACCTAATTTTAATTCTGAAATGCTACATCATGAAATAAAAGATGTTATGAAAAAATTACAATGTTATAATTCTAGTCATTTATCTAATAAAAAAGATATAATTTCTAGTATAGAAAACGAATTAAAATATTGTTCTAAATATGAACATCTTAATGAAGAATATTACGATATATCTGAATATGAAGCATGGTTTTGGGGATTTTTTTTCGCCGATGGTACATGTGATATTTATACTTTTTCAAAAGATAGACAGAAAACATCTGATATTAATACTGAAAAATCAAGAAAAAGATGGAGAAAATGGGTTGAAATACATTCTGAAAATGTAAATAAATATAATCTTATTATAGAAGAATTAAAAAATAATAAGAAAAATTATGGTCATATTTCTAAAAAATTAAGTGAATCAAAAATGCGATTACAAAATGCTATTGAAAATTGCAATAGAACAAGTAAAGAAATGAAAAATGTTTTATTAAGAACAAATTATTCATTTAATATTTCTAATTGTGATTATGAAAAATTGAACCGTGCTTTAAAAATAATAAAAAATATTTACGATTATGATTGGAAGATAATTGAAGTTACTGTTTTAGATAAACATCGAAAATCTTACCGATTAATATTAAACGGAGGTAAAAATATTGAAAATTTTATTTCAACAATGAGAAAAAGATTTTATACATCTAATAAATTAAAAAAAGTACCAGATGAAATCTTAAATAATAATACAAAAATTCAAGAATCGTTTTTTAACGGTTATTATGATGGAGATGGCTTTAGATGGTTAAAAAATAATAAAAATTCTGAAGGATTTGATATATTAGGACAAGTTGGAGCTCAAGGTTTATGTTATATTGCTGAAAGACTTGGTTATTCTTATAATATTAAAGAAAAAAATTTTAAATCAAATGTATTTACAATACATATAAGTAAAAGATATAGGCGTTTTTATCCTGGAGAAGTAAAATATATATATGAAACTGATTATACAGATAGATTTGTATATGATATTGAAACAGTTAGTGGTAAAATTAACGCAGGTGTAGGAAATATGATACAAAGACAATGTGATGGTATACACATTTCTGGGTTAATAATGAATTTTTTGCACGCCCTCTTTCCATCCGTCTTAAAACGTAAGGAACCGTTTCTTGTTAGTATGCAGACACCAATAGTTCGTGTATTTAATAAAGGTGGAGATATATTATTCTATGATGAAAATAGGTTCAAAGATTATGTAAAGAAACAAACAAAAAATGTGAAGAGTAAGTATTATAAGGGATTAGGAACAACTAAGATTGAAGATGTACCTGATACATTTGGAGAAAAAATGGTAGAGTACGTAAAAGATGATAAATTGGACGAGAGTATAAATAAAGTATTTCATAAAGACTTTGCGGATGAACGTAAGAAATGGTTAGAAAATTATAACCCAAATCCTGAGTTTTCTTTAGATGATGGAGGGAAGATGATTGAAATGAAAATGTCCAATTTTGTTAATAATGAAGTAATTAAATTTTCTCATGAAGATTGTAAACGTAGTATTCCTTCTTTATTTGACGGACTCAAAGAGTCGCAGCGTAAGGTCTTATATAGCATTAAAAAAAGAAATTTACTTTACTCTAAACCATCGTTAAAAGTAGCACAACTTGGTGGTTATGTTGCTGAACATACGAATTATCACCATGGAGAACAGAATTTATATCAAACTATTGTAAAAATGGCTCATGAATTTCCAGGGAGTAATAATATTCCTTTACTTTATAGAGATGGTCAATTTGGTTCAAGAAATGATGGAGGTTCAGATGCAGCGAGTCCAAGATATATATTTACAAAAATGGAACCTTTGACACCTTTAATATTCCGTGAAGAAGATGATGTTCTTTTAAATTATATTGACGATGATGGTGATTTAGTTGAACCTGAGTTCTATATACCAATTATACCTATGATTTTAGTAAATGGTTGTACTGCTATTGGAACTGGTTGGTCATCAAGTATACCTTGTTACAATCCAAAAGATTTAATAGAATGTATAAAAATATGGTTAAATTATGATGGTAAAGTAATAACAGAAGATGAAAGAGGTAATACTACATCTTCATTATTTCCTGAATTACTACCATGGTATAGAGGATTTACAGGTAAAATTGAGTCAAAAGATAATAAAATTATCACATATGGAACTATAACTAAGGAAAAAAATAAAGTTAATGTTACTGAACTCCCGATAGGAATGTGGACAAATAAATTCAAGGAGATGTGTGAAGATTTGATTATTGAGAAGAAAATTAAAAGTATGAATAATAATTCTACAGTAAAGAAAGTAAATTTTACATTGACAGAAACAGAAGATGGTTTATCATGTAATTTAAATAATCTAAAACTTCATTCTTATCTTTATACTACAAATATGGTAGTTTTTAATGAGAAATATCAATTGAAGAAATATAATATAGATCAGATTATTAACGATTTTTGTTATATGAGATATGACTATTACAAGAAACGTAAGCAACATATTATCAAACAATTAGAAAAGGAACTGCGATTTTTAAGTAATAAAGAAAGATTTATTACTGAGATTATAAATAAAAAATTAAACATTATGAATGTAGATGAAAGTATTTTAATAAGAGAATTAGAAAAACGAGGTTATGATAAGGAGAATATTAAACTCGATGAGGATGGAGAAGAAAGTGGTGGTAGTGGATATAATTATCTGCTTAGATTACCAGTTAGAACATTAACATCTAATCAAGTTAAGAAGATACAAAATGATATATTATCTCTTGAGAAAAAGTTAGATTATATAATAAAAATTAGCGAAAAAAACATGTGGATAAATGACTTAAATGAGTTTGAAATTGAATATGAGAAATGGTTGAAAATAATGGAAATTGATGTAAAAATTAAGAAAAATAAGAAGTAAGATATACGAAGTATATATACCATTTTTTTTTAATCTAAATTTAGATTAAAAAGAACTCTTATTTTCTTTTCTTAATAGATTTCTTTTTCTTAACAGATTTCTTTTTCTTTCCATCTTTTTTTCTCATTTTTTCTGAAAGATTTTTTATTTTTTCTCTAGTATCTGGTGTTAAATTTTCACACTCTGACATCCAATCATCAACTACTGTTTTTAGAGATAATAGATCATCGAAATTT